GATTTACTACTTATGATTTCTGTGATCAACTTTAAGAGTATATCCATCTCGAATTGGATCAGAACTAATTCCAGTAATATTAGCAGCAGTAATCGGAACATTTACACCACTAGTAGTGATATGAGTCATATTTACATTATCTACAAAGGTATCTTTAACATTATCAACAACTAAGAAGTTTGTATTGGTTATATCCTTAACCACTACTCTTATTCCTGATCCATTGAATCCAACAGAATTCATAAGTAGTAAATCACCTACTTGATATCCAGTTCCACCATTTGTGATATTAATATTTGCAGTACCTAGTGCACCACCTGCTTGAACTGAAACTGTTGCAGTTGCACCTTGACCAAAACCAGTCAAACTTGTAAATCCAATTCCAGAAAATGTTCCTTGTGTTAGTCCTATACCAGTATTTGGAACATAATCTACTTTACTTGTACCAGTTGTAATCATTCCACCAGAAGCAGTGATGCGACCAGTATTTGTTCCTTGCTTGAGTTCAGATCCAGCTCCAAATGTGGTTGTGGTGTTTGCTATTGAAACATTTATTCTCTTAGAATATCCTATAACAGGATTTTTCTTTCTAATTTTTTGTAATTGCAATTCACTGTTGCGAAGAAGAATACTAGATGGAGTATTAGTTACAAATTGTGCCTTATTAAGTTTAAACTTAAGATCTTCTAACTGACTTGGTGTCCAAGTAGAACTATTTTGTGATTTGAATAATGAACCTAGATATGGTTGTCTATTACTTACAGACTGAAGAATTAAATCTTCTTCACCCATTCTAGTAATGTAAGTAAGATATTTTTCAGTTGGTGCTACTAAAACTAGTGCATATTCATATCCACTTTGTAAGTAAACTGGTGTATTAAATCTAAAGTTAGTTGCCACAGTTGGGTCATCAGAAGCATTTACTTGTGCTGGATCAATTTGAACCTCACCAAATGGTAGAATGGTAGTTGTTGGTGAACCATCTCTCATTGTTCTTAATTGAACAGTGACAGGAACTTCATTATCTTTGGTTTTAAAGAATAATTCACCACCTGTTATAAAGACACCATCTTGATATTGGTCTCTTTCAACTAAGAATGATTGTGCAAGGGGGTCATAGTAATCAATTCTCCTACTACGAGTTTCAGTGGTTGGATCTAAAACTGTATCTACTTCAAATAATCTAGTTACTGGTTGGTCAGAACCAATCTGAATTCTTTCAGTTTGAGGAGTTCGAATATTAAGTGTTTGCTCCTGTGTATTTGTCTGATAACCTGTTGCAAGATAGTTTGTTTCTGCAGAACTTTCACCAGGATCTAATACACTTGCGTTAGTAGGGCTTGTCGTAATTCTAATTGTATTATTTCCAGTAGTAAATAAAGGACTTCCCTCTACAGTTGGATCAGGTATATGTAATGAGAAAATTAAACTTCCATCAGCATCACTTACTAAACTTAAATCACTAACAGTTGCTTCTGCATCACCATCAGCATTAACTAAGTTCATTCCTTTTTTAACATATCCAATGTGATCTGCTTCAGTAAAGAATGCTAATCCACCTGTATCAACGTTCAAAATTGTGCTTGTGCTAGAGTAATTATCAGATAAAGATGATAAATCATATGGATTTGTCGTATAGGTTTCTGTAGGTTCATTAAATGGGCCTATTTTATGATTTGGCCTAGTAAGTCTGAAGTGAATACTTGGTTTACCAGCAGTTCCTGGTGGATTCTCCACACTATACATCAAATCACCAGTGGAGAATGATCCCCTTGTCATAGTAACTGGAAGAAGTTTAGGAACAGCATACTCTGTCATATCCACATTCTCCATGAATACATAATATCTTGTATTTGGTTTTAATCTCTTTCCTACAACTTCAACGTTTCTAGATCTAACATTGTACAATATGTCTATTCCAAGAACTTTATTGCCTAAATCAATCACTTGATCATTTGGTGTTAGTTGAAGACCAAATTCTCTTTCAATTCCACTCTCCTCAAAAGTTTGAGTTACTGTATTGATAACTTCTTCAGTAATAAATTCTCTAACTTCAGTTCCATGACCAGCTGCTTGGTGAACAGTTTCAGAAGTTGATGATAAAACTTCCCTATCAGTAATTTCTTGTCCAAGAAATGTTGCACTATCCCTACCATTCCAAGTAATTTCATGAGAATTCCAGAAACTAGGTGCCATTCCACCATTTTCACGGTCTTCAATTTGCAATATATCTGCAAGTGCATTATATGCGGTGTCAATGTTAAAAACTGCTGGAGCACCAAGAGGAACCTCTTCAACCCAAAAATCTGACTCTGGATTTAGTTGAATTGTTCCTGCAAATAGTGATATATGAAAAGGATTTAAGTTTTCTGTTCTCGTTGCAAATGGTTGTACTAAAAATTCAACGTCTGAATGTTTGAGAACTAGAGCAGGCCCATTTCTTGTAATATTTCCATCAACAAAATCTTCACTCCATCTATAATCGGTATTTACAGGATCTCCAAGTGTACTAACCGTTTCATGAATTATAGGAACATTTCTTTCTATAGATCTTGGTCTACACTCACCCTTTACAAGATCAATATCAAATTTAGATTCTCCTTTTAAATTATGAATTAAATGATCAGTAAAATTATCCACAAAGAAACCAGATTTAAACTTATCCAATCCAGTATTTGGGTCTTTAATTGCTAAATTTTTAGTATCTGTCTCTAATAATGATAGAGTTGTGTAATTTTCTAAATTTTTAATTCTATGTTCAAGACTACCAATATCTTTCATTGTGTATCTTTTATGCCTTACTGTTTTTACAGTAACTTCTTTATTTGCATTACGAACGTAAGGAGGATATGAAATTGAAGCAACTTCAAAAGCTTCTTCATTCGGTAGAGGTAACTTGGGAAGTCTTGATGGGGTTCCTTCTTTTACTATAAAGAAACCATCTTTTGTTAAATATAATCTATCAACTCGACCTTGATAGTAAGAATAATCCACCACAACACTCTTATTTGATACTACAACTTCAGACTGTGTTGAAGCAAAAGATCTTGATCCAAAAGCAAACGGTGACTTATTATTTGCAGTGAATGGTGCAACTCTAGGTCTAAAATCAATAAAGTCGGAAGCAAACCTATCGAAAACAAATGGTATATCTTTACTATAACTTAATGTATTATAACTATTGACTGTTTCAATAGTTCCTGAATTTTCATTGTTATTAAGATAATCAAAAATAATTCTTAATTTACGAGTTGGTTTTTCTGCATCTGATTTTCTTACAATTCTAGAATAATCTGCAAATTCCAATCTTTGACCATCATCTAAAGTATAATTATCAAGCAAATTTCGATCACCAGGTAAAACACTTGTTAATGATGCAACAATTGCAGAAGTTTTAAGTGTTATACTTTCTCCTACTTCAAAAGTATTTTGGTTTTCATAAACAAATGAAATTGAAGTTCCAGACACAACGGAAACAACACGAGCCACAGCACCTGAAGTTCCACCAATAAATTGTTCTCCAACTGTAACATTTCCAGTAAATGTTGCTGTCGCATCAGTTGCAATTAGAGTTGGTAAATCTGGATTGTTTGTATCATTTGATTCAAAAATTGCTAATATGCGAGATACTTCTGGAACATTTAGTGATATTTCTTCATCCTGAACTCTTGTTCCATAATATTGACTATATGTTAGACCATCATCAAGAGAGGTGGTTCCAATACCAGATGATTCTGACTCTGAATTAGATACAATTAAATCACTACATCTTACGATTGATTTTTCTTTAGATGCTAATTTACTTCTTCTTACAGCAACTGTTAATACTGCATCACCACTTGGTTTTGATAATCCTTTAATCACCACAGATTTACCATTTGTTGAAACTGTCACCATTGGATCACGAAGTGTTTCAACAAATCCAAGATCTGATGATGTATCGATCTCTAAAGTGTAGTTTGATGTTGTAAATGGTTCAAAGAATAAGTCATCGGTGCTTAGACCTGTTATATCAGATATGTTAAATGTTACTTGACTTGCTGAGTAGTTTGATTTTGATATCTGCTTTCTTATGATATATGAACTATCTAACACATTCATTGATGCAACAAAATCATCTACCAACTTAACTCTAAAACCAGGATCATCCGCTTCGTGTAATGTTGGTATTTTAATTGATACATGATTTGGAGTTGTGTTAACAATTGCACCATCACATACACCTGCAACAGTAGCAATTCCTGCTAAACTAAAGTTAGTTCCACCAGCACCAATAGAACTTACTCGGTTAAATGCCTGATCTGTTCTATCGTGACTTCCAGTGTATCCAACGATATCATTTACCTTAACTATAGATCTATAATCTTTAATCGATGGGCTTCGAACAACTCCAGCAGATAATGAAATCTCTTCTCCAGCTCTGAATATCTCTATATCACGATCCAGAACTAAGTTTGCAGCAAAAGTTGTAGTTGCACCTCCAACACTAGCAGCATCTTGAACTGATTTGATATCCTCAAAACTATTATCTACAACTGTTGTAATATTGTTACCTAATTCAATACCATTAATTATTAAAGGTTCATTTATCTGAAATTCCCCAATAACATCACGAAGAGTTACTTCACTTACATTTGTTTGAGCACCAAGAGCAGCATATCCAACTGCACCACTATATTTACCCTTTACATGAGCATCTATTCCATGTGTTAATACAGTTGCAACACCAACAACTGTATATAATTGCATATCATAAAACTTAAGATCAAAAGTTGTTACAGCTATTCCTGTTGAGGTTTTTTGAGAATAATCATATGCTCTTACATCACCTATAACTTTTGCAGCACTATCCTTACCTTTATTTGAGAGTAATCTTCTATCTAATAACTTTAATGGTGTTGCAGTAAAACCAATAGGAGGAGAACCAAGAATATTTGTTATCTCCATTGATTTACCCATTCTCACTGGAACGCTTATATTTTCCTCTAATTTGGTCGTTCTTGGTTTTAGGACATCAATAGACGTTGATCCAACTTTATCGATCTCATAACCCCTTACATACGCCTTTCCTGAAGAAACCTGAAGACTAAGAATATCATCTGAAGGTGTATTTCCATTTTGAGTTTGTTGAGTGTCAAAATATATTCCCCTGTTTCCAATTCTATCATTTAAAGACTCTTTGACATCTATAGAAAAGGGCCTTACATAATAATCTCCAGATTCGTCATATGTTCTTCTTGCTAATTCTTTTGCAAATATATTGTATTCAGTTCCCCCAACCATTTCTTTGACAGAACCATTCACGACTCTCATCAACTCAACAAAATCTTTATCATTAATATCAGTCAAAGATTTTTTATGAAGAGTTACAGATATTTTTAACCTATCTGCACCTGGTGCAGACTCATTTGAAAAACCTAAAGCATTATCATATAAGTCAGAATTAATTGAAGATGCACTTGCTTTTTCTTCTTTTATTAAAAAACCAACTCTGTAATTAGGAGTATTACTATACTGATCTAAAATTACTGTAGATGCAATTGTTTTTACAAAAAATCCACGAACAAAATATACACCTTCATTTATTGAGAAGGACGATCCAGTTGAAGTTGCATTTGCAATAATACATCTTGCAAACTGGCTATTTGCTGCAATACTTGTGTTTAAAAATGTAATTCCTGATAGAGTTATTAAATTTTCACCATCTTGAAATGTTTTTGTTGTTCCATCTGATCCAGATTTTGAGTACTTTACATATAAAGTATCAAATCCATCAATAGATTCTGGTGCAGTTAATCTATTAACTACTGTTGCCTCTACACCAGATGTTTCTCCTTTTATTTTTATTTTATTGTCTACTAAAAATTTTGTATAAGAATTAACTGGAATGTTTAAAAAATTAGGATCTATTTTTACTGCAAAATAATTAGGATCATAAAAAGTTCCACCAGGTATAACCTGTGAACCCTCTTTAAAAAAGTGTCTCCCAAATTTTTCAACTTGATTTTGTAATATTGACTGTAGTGTTGTTAACTCTCTTGCTTGAACTGGAAAACCAGGTTTAAACAA